GTGGGGTGCTAACCCTGACGGAACGCCCACCGTGCCTGTGTACGGCGAATCGGTACGACTGCCCGGTGCGGTATCGCTGTCCATTGATGCGAATGGTGAAAATGAGAACTTTTTTGCCGATGACAGCGTTTACTATGTCATCAACAACAATTCCGGTTATGAGGGGGATTTGGAGGTCGCTCTTGTCACCACCGAGTTTGCCACCGAAATTCTGGGAGAAATCCTTGATAATAACGGTGTGCTTGTGGAGAAGAATGACGCAGAACCGTCGCAGTTTGCACTGATGTTTGAATTCAGCGGCGATAAGCACAAGATCCGTCATGTGCTGTACTGCTGTACGGCAAGCCGCCCTGCAACGGAAGGACAGACCAAGGAGGACTCCACCGAGGTCAAGACGGAAACGCTGTCACTGACAGCATCGGCTCTCCCGACGGGACTTGTTAAGGCAAAGACCTGTGAAGCGACTGATGAAACGACCTAACAACTGGTACAAGATGCCGTATAACCCCGATACTTCGGAGAAGAAGGCGGCTACTACTACAACCACAAAATCTTAAGGGTGCCTGAGTCCGAGGCAGGATGCTGCACGAGGACGAATGGTATGCCGACATTGGATATAAGGAGGCTGGTTAAAATGGCAATCAAGAAAAATATTCTGGTGGACGGACTGGAAGTTCCTTTCAAGGCGAGTGCCGCTGTGCCTCGCCTGTACCGTCTGAAGTTCGGGCGTGACATTTACAAGGACTTTGCAGCTCTGCAGAAGTCCGTTTCCGAGGGTGATGAAGAAAACTCTGAACTGAGTATCGAGAGCCTTGAGGTCTTCGAGAATATCGCCTACATTATGGCCAAACACGCTGATCCCGATAGTATTCCTGCTTCTCCGGATGAGTGGCTGGAGCAGTTTAATACGTTCTCCATTTATGAGATTCTGCCACAGCTGATTGAGCTGTGGGGACTGAATATCGAAACACAGGTGGAGTCTAAAAAAAACATCGTCCGATTGACAGGGAAATGACGACACCGCTGTTTCTGCTCCGTTGTGTGCAATTGGGTCTGTCGATGGCGGATCTGGATCAGCTGTCGATTGGACTCGTCAATGATATGTTCATGGAGAGGGAGAATGATGATGCGGAGTATGATTATAAGGCTACGCAAGGGGATTTTGATTCGTTCTAACATTGACTTTTTCTCCTTGATGTGCTATAATTCTGGTATGGAAAAAGCATGGGCTTTCTATGATAAATCGGAATTTAGAGGAGCATACAGATGGATTCAATTTTATGTAATGCGCTTATGCAAATATGTGCTGATCATTATCAGAAAGTATGTATTGGTGTAAAAATGAATGATAACCGTAACGATCATGGTACTCCACCAGAAAGCATTATTATTGCCTTTGGTTCTTCTCAAAATAATGATGATTGGAAACCATTATCTATAAAAGAAGCCGTGTTTCGATATTCTTTACAAGGGATTCAACCGGTTTCTCTTGATACAATTCCGGATTATACTGAAAACGGGATGTACTACAAAGAAGCATATGCTGAACTCATCTATCAAGAAAATGGAATTGCTTATATTATGATACAGTTTGGAAAACGATTTGCGAGATGTTATCGTTATAATATCGTAAAACACCAAAATAACATACAGATTACCAATGAGAAATTGATTTGGATTTCTTAATCGATTAAACAGTAAATTATGATTTACCACATTAACTGAATACACATTAAGCACTTGCTTCGGCAGGTGCTTTTCTTATGTCCTCACGAAGGAGGTGACTCCATGGCAAACAGAATCAAAGGCATCACCGTTGAGATTAACGGCGATACCACGAAACTTTCCAAGGCTCTGGAAGGCGTCAACAAAAATATCCGCACCACCCAGACACAGCTCAAAGACGTGGAAAAGCTGCTGAAGCTTGACCCGTCCAACACCGAACTGCTCTCCCAGAAGCACAAGCTGCTTGCGGATGTGGTCACTTCCACCAAGGAAAAGCTGGATACCCTCAAAACTGCCGCAGAGCAGGCAAATACGGCACTTGCAAACGGAGACATCTCGCAGGAACAGTATGATGCCCTGCAGCGTGAAATCATTGAAACGGAGAACGAACTCCGTAATCTGCAAAATGAAGCAGACCGTACAAATACAGCATTCGCAAAGCTGGAAGCCGCCGGAGAAACCATGCAGAAGGTCGGCGATAAAATCTCAGGTGCGGGCGAAAAACTGCTGCCTGTGACCGCAGGGGTTGCCACGCTCGGCACGATTGCCGTAAAGACTGGTGCTGATTTCGATGCCGCCATGTCCAAGGTTGCCGCTGTGTCCGGTGCGGCTGGTGAGGAACTGGATGCTCTCCGGGAAAAAGCACGAGAAATGGGTGCAAAAACAAAATTCTCCGCATCCGAAGCCGCTGAAGCCATGAACTATATGGCGATGGCAGGCTGGAAAACGGAGGATATGCTGAATGGTATCGAGGGCATCATGAACCTTGCCGCCGCATCGGGCGAGGAACTGGCTCTCACATCCGATATTGTCACAGACGCTCTGACCGCTTTCGGCTTAACTGCTGCCGACAGCGGTCATTTTGCTGATGTGCTGGCGGCGGCATCGTCCAATGCAAATACAAACGTTGCCATGATGGGTGAAACCTTCAAATATGCTGCCCCTGTTGCTGGTGCATTAGGATTCTCTGTTGAGGATACCGCTGAAGCAATTGGTCTGATGGCGAATGCAGGTATCAAGTCCACGCAGGCCGGTACTTCCCTGCGTTCCATCATGACGGTGCTGTCGGGCGATGTGAAATTCTGCGGTGAAGCACTTGGAGAAGTACAGATTCAGACCACCAATGCTGATGGCAGTATGCGAGAACTGACGGATATTCTTGCGGATTGCCGTGTGGCATTTTCTCAATTATCCGAATCGGAACAGGCTTCTGCCGCAAAAACACTCGTGGGCAAGAATGCCATGTCCGGCTTTCTGGCTCTCATGAACGCCGCACCTGCCGATATTGAAAAGCTGCAAGGTGCGATTTCGACCTGTGACGGCACCTCCCTTGCCATGGCGGAGACCATGCAGGACAATCTCACGGGACAACTGACCATTTTGAAATCACAGCTTGAAGAACTGGCGATTTCCTTTTCCGACATTCTCATGCCGACCATCCGTTCCATCGTTTCCCATATTCAAGGGCTGGTGGATAAGCTGAATCAGCTTGACCCGCAGACTAAAGAAACTATCGTCAAAATCGCCCTTATTGCGGCGGCATTGGGTCCTCTGCTGATCGTCATCGGCAAGACGATTTCTGGCGTGGGCAGTATCATGACGCTCGTGTCAAAAGCACCTGCCGCCATTGCCGCTGTCAAAGGCGGTATTGCGGCTGTGACAGGTGCTTTGGGCGTTTCCCTCGGCACGATTCTTGCCGTGGTTGCGGCGATTGCAGCTCTGGTTGCGGCATTTGTGCATCTGTGGAATACGAATGATGAGTTCAAAAACAACATCATCGGCATCTGGAATCAGATTAAGGAAACGTTCTCCGGACTTGCGGACGGCATCGTTTCAAGGGTGAATGAGCTGGGCTTCGATTTTGAGAATTTCACCGAAATGCTGAAAGCCGCATGGGATGCGCTCTGTTCCGTGCTCGCCCCTGTATTTGAGGGTGTTTTCACCAATATTGCGAACATTCTCTCTGCCGCATCGGGTGTCATTCTCAGCGTGCTGGATATTTTCGTGGGGCTGTTCACAGGCGACTGGGAGCAGATGTGGAACGGTGTCAAGGGCATTTTCATTTCCATCTGGAATCTGCTGGTGTCTACTTTTCAGAACATCCTCAATGTCATTAGAAATGTTGCCGATGTGGTTCTCGGCTGGTTCGGTACGTCTTGGAATGAGGTCTGGACTGGCATCAAGGATTTCTTTGTGGGTATCTGGACTTCGATCTCCACATTCTTCACAGGCATTATGACAGGAATCCGTGATTTCTTCGTGAGTACATGGACGGCGATTTACACCACTTTTACGAACATTATCACGGCAATCCAGACAGTTGCCACCGCCATTTTCACTGCGGTCAGGGACTTCATCACCGGAATTTTCACCGAGATTTACAATTTTCTCGCCCCGCTGTTGGAGGCGTTCCGTTACCTATTCGAGACCATTTTCCAGGCGATTCAGATTCTCATCGGCATGGCGATGGACTGGATTTCGGAGAAAATTTCAGCAATCTGGAATGGCATTGTTTCGTTCCTCTCGCCGCTTCTGGAGGGCATCAAAAGTACATTTGAAACCATCTGGAACGGTATCAGAACGGTCATTGACACGGTGCTCACTACAATTTCGGGAACTGTATCAGGCATCTGGAACGGCATCAGATCGGCAATTTCATCCGTGCTGAACAGCATCAAAAGCAAGGTTTCCACGGCTTGGAACAGCGTATCCACGACCATTTCCAATGTGCTGGGGACGATCAAGACCACGGTTTCAAGCATCTGGGAGAATATCAAGTCCGCTGTTTCGGAGAAAATCAACGGCATTGTGACGACCGTGAAAGACGGTTTCAATACCGCTGTGGACTTTGTGAAGGGGCTTGCTTCCGAAGCTTGGAGCTGGGGTTCAGACATCATCAGCGGCATCATTGACGGCATCAAGAGCATGATCGGCAGTCTTGCGGATTGTGTGACGGGCGTTGCCGATACCATCCGTGAATTTCTGCACTTCTCCGTGCCGGACAAAGGCCCGCTGACCGACTATGAAAGCTGGATGCCGGACTTCATGCGTGGGCTTGCGGACGGCATTAACA